CTATTTCCTTTATAAAAGTGCGGGTTAAGTTTTACTGTCTATGTATGTATTATAAAGGAAAGTGACAGAACTGTCAAGCGTTTTTTAGCTAGCTAACTCTTTTTCACGCTCGTTCATGGCTTTAATTAAGCCAAATTTACGTATGTCGTCCGAAAAGAGATATAGCTCAAAACTTTTACGTTCGGAAAATACTGTAATACTTTGGTTTGTGAGGAAATATGGACAATCAATATATCTTTCCAAAAAGATAATTGTTTGTGGACTTAGTTCGATTGGCTCAGTAAACGGAACCTCATACATGTGAAGTTCTAAGGTATTAGTTAAAAAATCAAAACCTTCTTCACTTAATCGGAATGCATTTTTTTTATTTGCTCGATTTGATTGCCACCATTTATGTGAATACAAATTTAAATTTGCATCATCAGTGCTTTTACCCCAATGTTGTAAAAATACTTTGGTTAGCGTATCTCGATCTATCATTTTAGAACAGTTCCCTGGGTTAGCATAACAACCTGAAAGTCAGTAGTACCAAAAGTTAAGTTTAACTTTTTAGCTAGGTTGCGAGCATGGCCGGGATTGCTAAATGATACTTTTTTATATTTAGGTCCAGGATAACTGGTTAGACTATTAGAACTTTTTAAATTGAAAGGTTCGCTTTTATAAAAGACAGCCCAAATGGCTTCCGCTTCTAAGATTTGCTCACTTTTGTAAGATTTCTTATCAATGTGTTCTAACAGTACTTTAGGTTTTGGTCTTGACATAATATGCGTCCGAATAATATACGCATATATTTATCTCTATTTGAGGTCTTCTAAACCACCGCCATCCATGGTAACCGTTACCACTTCCGAACCAATACTACGCTTTAGGTCATTAACCATACTTTCGTAATCTTGATGCAGTTGATCCATTAGTTCAATAAGGGCTAGATTCATTAGCCTAGCCTGTTGAATTGGGATCTTGACCTCTTTGCTCTGAGATAATTCTGCAGATCGGACGATTTGCGCAAACTGTGTTATTGGACTAAGATTAATCTGATTTTGCATTTGCCAATACCGTTTTCATTTCAAGTTCTGATTTAAAAGGACCTTTACTTGGGTAGCGTTCAATAGTAATTGCTTTTGGACAAAAACTCTTAACCCATCCTTTATCGAACTTAATTACATAATATCCTGCACAGTATAAACTCTTACTTGCATTTGATTTTGTAAATAACGGCAACCTGCGTTGAACATCATACATTGCATTGTAAGGTTTGCAACTGGTCGGGTAGCCGTGGCATTCGTAAACATCTGGTTGTGTAACTTTTACTTTGGTATTTTTCAAAAAGAAACCGCTGCCAAATTGCTTTTGTAGGTCTTCTTTTTTATTAAACATAACTTCACCGTTAGTGCTTGATAGTACAAAACGGTTGTTTTCTTTTTTGTGTAGTGTGGCAATTTTATTGCCGTCTTTCTCTACAATCCAAAATTTGCCATCGACGATGGGCTTTGCGTGTATTTCTGTCATTTTAGTCCCCTTTATAAGAGCCCCTGAGGCACTCTATTAATGTACGCATATATTTATCTCTCATCTTAATCAGTTTCTCCGCCGTCACTATCAGGCTTAGGAAATTCTGGACTAAAGGGCCAACTTGTGCTAGGATTTGGACGATCCTTTAATACTACATTTTCTTCGATTACTGTACCGTCATCTTCGACTAGACTAACTTGGAATGGTGCAAGTACATGAATGGCTGAGTCTTCCTCTTGCCATTCATGCTCACCATCAAACAACCAAGCCGCACCACCTTCGTGATAAGCTGATTCAAATGCTTCTTTTTCTTCTTCAGTTATGTCTTCACTGTATTCAAACCAGCAGGCACAGCTATCGTCTAGTTCTGCTCCCCAACCTGCATGAGGATCGCAGTAGGCAAGATCGCTGTCCTTATAAGGGAGATTGCAATCCATATCTTGTTCAATGAAACCTTGCCCCCATCGATATGTTTCATCGATATTAATCCAACTGATAGAACCGTCCTTATTTTCACGGAACATTTCCACGTGGTAAACTACGCTTTTCTTTTCGAGTGGTTTGATTAGATATACAGGCATTATTTTTCCTTACATTTCCACGTAATCTTCTTTGCCTACGCCACATTCCGGGCATTCAAAATCTTCTGGCAATTCATCCCACTTGCCTTCGGTATCTTCATTGTGAACATGTCCACAAACTATGCATACGTGATCCATATTATAGTCCTCCTAAAACTTGTTTATAAGCGTCAGCATGGCGTTTCTCAACTTTTTGCAGTGCGGCAAACCGTGCTTCTGCTTTAGCCAATACCGCACGGAATTTTTCAGCATGTTCAACTGATTCATCGATTTGTTCTTGGAATTCAGTAACTGCTGAGTGTCCTTCTTGTGCGGCCTGATCCTTGAATGTAGGATACATTGTAGTGAACTCGTATGTTTCACCTTCAATGGCTTTTTCCAAACATTCTTTAGTTGTCGGCTTGCCGATTAGTAGTTCCAAATGCCCCCAGGCGTGTTTGATTTCCTGATCTGCTGTATGCTCAAAATGTTTAGCAACATCCTCGAAGCCTTCTTCGCGAGCGATCTTTGCGAAGTAACGATACTTGATGTGAGCCATAGACTCACCAGCAAGTGCCGACTCCAAATTTTTCAATGTTATTGACATGTGTATCCCCTTAAACGTCTAGTGGTAATGTATTCCACTCTTTGATTAGAGCAAGAACTTCGTCTTCAGAATTGCAAAGAGTCTTGGTAGTTTTCCAATCTTCTTTCTTATCTCTTCCGCCGATCTCAACCATCCAACCGTTGTCGTAACGATTGATGCTGATATTTTCATTTACTTTTGCTAATTTACTTAGTTGTGACATTTTTCTTCCTTTTAAAAAAATTGATTAGATTAAAAAAACGAGCCTTATAGGGATCGTTCATAATCTGCTCTGCCATACTAGGCAGATGTGGGCACCTACCTTGACGCCAATCACAGGTAGGTTTTATTTCTTGATAGCATATAGCACATTTTTGTTTCATAGTTGATATCTCGCTTGGAATGGTTCTGCATAAGATTGGATATTATCCGCAATCTTTTTCATATCCCAAGCATTGCAAAATTTCAACATACGTATGCCAACTTGGTCTACTGTTTTAGGTACAGCATTAGTTTGAATTGTTTCTTTAATTTTAACTTTAATATCTTCTGGCTGTGCAGTTAAATCGCATAACTGTACATTACGTTGATAGTCTTCTAAGACACGGTGTTCGACTCCGTTATGGTCGACCCAACGTTGGAGCATGAGATTGTTCCAAGAATATCCTTTAGAGTTGCGATCTGCAAACGCCTCCATGAGACCAACTTTATTCTTTGACCCTTTTGTTCGTACACCTGGATAAGCTGAAAATACATTGTCTGATGTGTCGCCTCGCATACATTTTTCGAATAGCATCCATTCAGGGTCTTGTGCAGGCTTAGGCTCGCCCGTCTTTTTGTCTTTAACAGGTTTACCTTTAGCATCAAAGATTCCTTCGTGTGTAATATGTAAATCGCCTACACCGTTATACTGACTAACAGTGGGACTTACCAGTTGTGCGAAGTCGCCATCTGTTGAAATAATAACGTGTTTAGCATCTGGGTGTGCCTGTATCCAACCTGCAATCAGATCATCTGCTTCTAGATTAGGATGTTGCATTACAGTAACATTAGTTTTTTCTGTAATAAACTTTTTAAATTCGTCAAACGCTTCCCAGAACAGTTTGTCTTCTTCTTGCTCTTTAACAGTCATAGCCGCACGGGTTTCTTGCCTGTTAGCTTTATAAGGCTTATAATAGTCCTTGCGCCAGCTACGACCTTCGAGACAGAATACCACGTGAGTACCGCCAAAGTCGTTCCATGCTTTCTTAATACTATTAAGTGTAATATGAAAAGCCATGCCTAACTTAATGTCAGCAGAGCCTTGAACAACGTGACGAGCACGAAAAAATGTGTTAGCTGTATCGACTATAATGTAAGTCATTTATAATATTCCATATCTGCCGCAAATACAAACCGGTAATCAATTGAATCAGTAATCCCGGGCCTATGCCATAGTTTACTAGGATATACGTTCCAAGTCAATCTATTTGGTTTTAGAAAGAATGTATCTTTGAAATTCGGAGAACCGTCCATTGCAAATTCTGTACCGGTAATATCTGGATTATCAGTAGGAGGAATGTATACATACCAAACACCGCTAATTGTATCAGTAGTTCCGTTATTGTCGTTGATATGATGATTGTGCCAAAATGTATCTCTATCTTCAATATTTTGATTATTGGTCATATATACCCAACTCATAATATTTTTAATTTTGACTTCTCTACCTAAAAACATAAAACAACTAAAAATAAAACTTTGACGCATTTTTAAAAATTCTGGCTCACGTCTAGCGAATAAATTTTCTTTAGTTTGGAATGGAGGACTATTAGTAAAATAATTTCCAGAATCAATTATTTCCTTTGCCTTAAACATTACCTGTTGATTATCATGCTCAGTGACAACTGAACTAAAGTCGTACTGATCAATGTATTCATTTTTTTCTAGTATTTTCATTCTACTTGAGCTTTATTATCTGCTAGTTTGGTAACGTTAATAAATCCAGCAGTATGACGTCCGGGATCTTGTCCAGCTTCGGCAAGCATATTTCCCGCTAAATCTCTGAACCAACGATCTACGATTTCTTCTTCAGGATCGCCGTCAAAGCCATAACCGGATTTCTTTAATTCTACAATAAACAGTTCATTCCAATCTAATTCAAAAAATCCATTGCGTACATTATCTGGATTAACTTTAGTATCTAATACAGCGACCCAAGCCTCACCTCGAGCAGTAGCACGATCTTTTGGAGTCATCTTAGCCTGTGCTTCTTCTGCTTTGGCCTTGGCAGTTTCTAACTGTGCTTGTTCTTTTTCTGCAAGTATTTTATCAATACCAAATAGTTTTCTAATAAATTGTTTCATTAAGTTCCCCACTCATTTTTAAACAGCGGCACTTGTAAACGATCACTATAACGTAAGCCGTGTTTCATAGCCAGTATTGCTACATTTTTATTATTCATTGCGTATACACTTTCTACGCCACCTACTGGCATTAGATAAACGTGTCCAGTAAATCCTGCGGTACGATATGCGGCAATAGCGCACTCTGCATCTGCAAAGTCTTGTTCTGTAGCAATAACAAACTTCAAGTATGCTGTGCCAACTTCTTCATATTCACAAACGACTTCCGGAAGGATAGCTTCGTCCCACTTTTCACCTGAACAAGGAAGTTTAGCACTTACGCTAAATGTAATTTCACGCTTTTGACGTGGAAGTCCTTTCCATACGCCTAAATAGTTTTTAAAATCTTGAGTTAGCTTTTGAGTACCATTTGTTTCAAATGTGATCTCTTTCAACCTTTTCATTTTAGGATTGTCTAGCAAGTCTGGATAAGCACGTTGCCAACCTAGCAAAGGCTCGCCACCTGTAATAACTAAGTGTTCGTCTCGCCATTCCTCATGCGGTAACATATCCATAATACCATCGGCAATTGCGTCTGAAGAAAGCATTGCGCTAAGATCTTTAAAGCGAGGATCCCAACTAGCATAACTATCACAGCCTGTGCTAACAAGCGGCAGTTCTTTGTAATTTTTAAATTCTGAAATTTTATTTGCTATCAATTCAACTTCAGTACTTAATTCTCCACGCGGCATGCCAAATCCTGCACACTTAAAGTTACAACCAAAGGTACGCAAGAAAACGGACGGGACACCCATGTACCGTCCTTCACCTTGTACGCTATAAAATAATTCTGCAATTTTAATTTTTGACATTGTTCTTCCTAAATTCTTCTACATCTATTATAGCACTTTTTAATGTTTCTGCATAGTTTAAAGCACCCTGTCTTTTCAAACACACTGTTGATTCTGTATCAATATATCCTTTGGTAAGCAAGGTCCAAATATGATACCAGCGTGTCTTAGACCAAAAGTTAGTCTTAGTTGTAGTATAGATAGTAATGCTAATATCGTGATCATCGGCTTCTACCCATACGTTGTGTTCATGCCCGCTATCCCCACATTCACATAAGACGCGATAAACTTTTGAGTCGCCCCAATCGTTGTGTTTTAAAATACCTTCTGCCGGTGTTTGATAGTTCATTGAAATGTCGGCCTTTCAAAAGTTTTAACTTTATCTCTACTGGCCGAAATATTATCAACCATACGATTATAATCTTCTGTACTCATAGCACTTTTATAAATGGTCAATGCTTGTGTCATCATGATGGCGGCCACTTCCATGGGTCCGTGCTCTGTACACATATGATCTGCAAATTCTAAGAAGTTACTATATAGCCGCTGTAATTTTTCATCGGTCATTTCGAAGCATACTCCTGTTGCATTTTAATGTTATCAAAGAATTCTTTCTTTGTACCTATGTCGTCTTTAAACGCACCTTTGAGTACTGTAGTTTGTGTTAAACTGCTTTTTGCCATAATACCACGATTCTCACAGCATCCGTGCGTGGCTTGAATATACAC